GTTGGTTGTCGAATCGTTGATTTTAATTCAGTCATAATACTATTTATACGCTAAAAAAAAGGGGTCCCGAAGGACCCCTCTTGGTGTGGTTGTGGTAAACTCACCAACAATCCGTTCAAATTACATAATGTTTGTGACTTGAACTTTTCTGTAGTAAGTGTTAGCGTTAGCAGAACCAGTTGTATCAGCACCACTTAATTGAGCGGAACTTTCTGCAAATGGGTTTCTTACTAATCCATAACGAGTTTTGAATCCAATTTTTGGTTGGAAACTGTTCTCGCCTACTGCACGAACCATTTGTAATGGAACATATGGGCAATAGAACATACCAGCATCATAAGGTGAAGTACCTTTATAACCGATAACGTAGAATTGCTTTGCAGCTGCGTTAGCAGAATATGGATCAATATACACTTTGTATCTACCGTTTAATACACCAGCAAATGTGTTGCCTGTGTCGTCAACGTTTAGATTGTTGTTTAAAGCAGGTGTGTAGTCAAGTACGCCAGCCATTTGTAAAGCAGAAGCAACATCTGAAGAACAGATAACTACATTACCTTTTCCTCTTCTTGTTTCTTGTGCGATTACGTTCGCATCTCTTTCGAGTTGGAACATTAAGCCTTTGAACTTTTCTACTGACCAACGACCGTTAGAATCTGTGTCTAGGTCGAAGATACCAGCAGTTGTTGTGTTAACAGCTGCACCTTTTTTAGATTTGATGTAAATTGTTCTTACAACTTCTCTGTTGATCTCAGCAAGAATCTCAGCAGATAGAATATTTGATAATTCTGTTTCTGCATCTAAACCATGGATAGCTTTTAAGTCTTGTGCTAATTCCATTGTGTATTCTGCTTTTAGAGCTCTTGACTTTGCAGTCACAGTTGTCTTCTCAATTGAGAAAGCCATTTCTGCGAAAGCATTACCAGATGCATCTCCAAGAGCTTCTGTGTATGCTGTTGTCATACCAGAACCTGTTGTGTATGTTCCTGGTGAACTGTCGTTCAATACAGCAGGGTTAGTACCAGAATGAGCAGCGGCTGAAGCGCCAGATACTGCTGAACCAGTAGCATTTCTTGCTGAAAAGTCTGAGTCTGCCTCGTTAAACAATGCTTCTGTACCTGAGTTTGATGCAAATCTGGATTTCATCGCAAAGATAAGTCCTGTTGGACCTGTCATTGGTTGAACACCACAGATGTCATATGCGATCAAATTAGGCATAGAACGTCTAACAAGAGAAATTAGAATTGGATCCCAATTCGCAATAGCTTCACCAGTTTGGTTTGCTGGTGCAGCTTCTCCAAGAAATGCACGATCTTCTTTAAGTGCCTTCTCTTGGTTTTCGAGGATAACGGTTGTCACAGCTCTTTTGTAAGCGTCTTTGATCTCTGGAAGATCGGCATGCTCAAGAACTGGTTGCCACTTTTCCTGTAATGTTTCAGATAAAAACATTTGTCTCTCCTATTTATTTTCTTTCGTTATAATATTTATAAAAACCATAACTTAGTATAGTTTCTTGTTTTTTGTCCTTGAGATAGCGGCTGTGTATGCGGACATAGGTCCTGTCATATCGATTTCTCCGCCCTCGGCGTCATTAGTTTCGGTGACGTTATTTACTACTTTTTCTTTCACAAAGTAAGATTCTTTAATAGTTTCTAACTTTTGCTTGTAAGAATCAGCATCTTCATAATCGACACTTTCTACCAAACCTTTGAACTTCTCCTTCTCAGAATCAGCAAGTGAATCTGAAACGGATTCAAAAATAGATGCTTTAGTGTTCTCACCTACTTCTTTACTTAGGTCAATAACTTTCTTAGTTTCTTCATTTAATTTTCCTTTGAGTTCTTCGATTTCAGTTGCCTGAGCATCTAGTACGTTGTACTTCTCATCTGGAATATCAATGTAGTGATCTTCGAATAGTTGTTTTAAACCTGAAATAAAGTCTTCAGCGATTTCACCTTTTACACCCTTTTCAATGGCTAGTTCATTTTCTTTCATCCATTCCTCAACAACGTAGTTAAGGTAAGAATCTACTTTTTCTGTTAATTCAGCTTTAGCAGTTTCTTTGGCTTCTTGTAAATTCTTAGCGTAGTCTTCTTCTAATCTGTCGATTTCAGCAGCAACTTTTGATTTAATTGCAGCTTCAAAGATAGTAGCAGCCTTCACTTTAAATTCTTCTGAAAGATTGTCTTCGCCATTCATAAGAGCTTCAACATCTTCTTTGACGTTAATCTCTTTTATTTTATCTTTAGCAGTTTCGTCAGCATCTTTAGCTTTTTCTGCGAGTTCCTCGCCTTCATGGTCAACTTGGTCGCCAGCGGCTAGTGGTTCTTTTACTTTAGAAGAACCTTGAGAACTAGGAGCAGAATCACCTTTTTCAGCTGATTTATTTACAGCGTCCTTCGCTGGCTTTACAGATTTAGCGTAGTCTTTTTTCTGAGCATCTGGTGATACGACTGCATCGCCTGTGTCATCTACTTCTGTATCCATTGCTTTTGAAGGTTCTGGAGCAACTGCCTTAGCTTTAGGCGCATCAGCAGCCTCAGCAACTTCTTGTGTTGCGATAGCTTCTAATTCGTCTAAGTTTTTTTCTACTTCTGACATTTAACTCTCTCCTTATTAATTCGAATTAATAATATAATATTTATAAATACTACAATTTCGATATAAAAGACTTGAACACAGATACTTGTTTCTCTGCGAGTTCAATTCTCTTAGCTCTCTCCATTGTTTTTCTCATTTCGTGTATATCGACTTCTCGTATTACACCATTGTCCCATACCCACTCTTTGCCTTCCATGATACCTTGCACGAAGGCTTCTGGAGCAGAGGGATCCGCTACAATGTCGGCAGCAGTAGCAAGATAGAAATCTTTTCCTACCATATTACTTCCACCTTTATTCTCCAGCGACCCCATGCCTCTGGAAGAAACTCCTAATTTTGCACCCTCATCTATTAAATTCTTCACTATTTTTCCATAAGGGGTGTCCATTATTTTTGCCTCACCTATGAAGTTTTTACCTTCTGGCGTAAGACTTGTAATCATGTGTGATACACGCTCTAAGTTGACAGTTGGTCCGTCAGGATGTCCGAGTTCACCAAATGCACGTTTGGCGTCTACGAACTCTTTATTATAACGTTTGACTTCTTTTGCCAATGTTTCCATTGGATAGATACGACCGTTGCGATTCTTCATATCTGCCTGCATGAAGATGCCTCGTATCTTGTAATTCTTTTTACCGTTATCCGCTTCTTCTACAATGTATTCTGCGGAACTAACTTCTTCTGTGATAAGTTTCATTTGTTTTATACTCACTTATTATTTATAAGCTTTATGTGCTTAAAACTCGTTATTCTACGCAACTAACTAGGCGTTGAACGCAACTGCTGTGCTGTGTGAAGTTGCACAAGTGATCTCTTCCGTAGGGTTCTTCTCTATGAGTACAGTTTCTCCTGCACCAATATAGACTGTTCCTACAGTATCTCCAGCACTTGCTAGTTTTAGTGTTAATGTTGCCGCTGATGTAGCATGAACACGCACTAGTGTAGCATTACCAATGTTGTTTCCACTTGCGTTAGCAACACTTGATCCTAATAGTTTTAGTTTCATTCTTCTCTCCTATTGTGACAATATGTCATCTATAATTTTTTCTAACTGTTTTCTCGCAGGTGACTTATCAATCACAGACATTAACTTAGGAACATCAACATCACCTCTACGATTTGTAGCAAAGTCCATGACTTTATCTACTTCTTTCCTTAGACGTGGTGTTAAACGTTTATAAGATTTTACTTTCTTATAATCGTCTTTACGCTCCAGTATCTGGTTGTTCAGTTGACTGAACGCTATCGACATTTTCTTCTGCCTCTCCTGCTGGTGTTTCAGTTTCGTTTGTTTTTACGAATGTCTTCGCAAGGTCTTTTCTTTTGTCATCTAACACAGCACCTACTTTATCAACTAATGCTGATTTAAAAGCAGTTTCTGCTTCGATATGATCGTCTTGGTCTAAAGCATCAATCATTTTGTTTACTTGTTCACTCATACTTTTACTCCTTAATAATTATCTTGGGCATCATCATTGTATGGATCTTTGATAAGGCCATCTTCAATTTCTTTTTTGATCTGTTCTCTTTGTTGTTCGACTTGTAAGTCTGTCATTCGTAAAACATTTTTGAGAACATAATCCATAGAAAATATTTTACCAATCAATTGTTGATTGAATATTCTTTCAGTCTGGTCTAACCTTGACTGTCGAATCTCTTGTTCTTTCATTTCTGAAAAATATCCATCTTGTATGAAATCATATTTAATATAATCTTGTACACTTGACCAATCGTCTTCACTCACAATACCTTTGAGTATTAACTGAGTTTTTAACATATCAGAAAATAGATGAATGAATTTTTTTCTTAATCGTTGAATAAACTTTGTGAATTTAATCTCATCTCTGGACACTTCAGTTGTTTTACCTAACTGTAATCCACCAGATGCTTCACTATCTAAACGAGAGAACGGCACATTTAAAGATTGATATAATTTCTTTTGAAAATATTTGATATCATCAATCTCACCAAGATTGTTTCCACCAGGTAGTGTTGTAATCTCAGTTCCTCTGCCACCTTCTCGTCTCGGCAACCAGAAATCTTCTAACATTGACATATGTTGTCTATCATCTCTGATCTCACCAGTTGTTGCATCGTAAACTAATTTGTTTCGATAACGATTCATTACGTCTTTTAGATATTGTTCTGCCTTAATCTTTGGTAGATTACCAACATCAATATAAAAGATTCTACGTTCTGGTGCCCTTGAAATACGATAGATAACTAAACTATCTTCAATCATTCTTAATTGATTGACTGGTTTGATTGCCTTGTGTAAGAAAGATAATACAACGTTTTTTTGTTGATCAACTAAACCTGATGGGCAATAAGCAATCGCATCTTTGTGAATACGAATACCACCAGAAGACATTGAACCACCAACACCTTTTTCGTTATAGACGTAATACTCTTTGTATTCCATTGGGTCTGGTGCATCACCAGGCATCTTAATGGGTCCGTCTTTCTTTTGTATCTCTCTTACTTTTTTGATCTTACGAGGATCAATATATCTTAATTCTTTAATACCGTCTTTCGCATTTTTAGGATCAATGACCTTATGATAATACATACGACCATCAACATACCAACGTCTGAATATGTCGTGTCCTTTTTCTTCAAATTCTAATAAACGTAGAACTTCATCAAACTCTTTTGATATTTTCTTCTTTAAATCTAATGAAAAAGGTTTAACTCTATCTAAGTTTATACGAACGGGAGGTTCAATCTCATCTGATACGATTGCCTCGTTGACGATATCTTCTACAGCCTGATCACACTCAGGTTGCATTGCGACTTCTCTATATCGTCTAATTAAATCTGATTCGTCCCTAATCTGTCCTTCAATGTCCAGATAGTGACCAATATGTCCACCACCACCGATGACTGTTTGTGAGCCATCGTCAACGGAAGGCAACGTAAAGTCTTGTGACGTTGCCTTCTCGTTTTTAGATCGGGTAATAGAAAATCCAAATAAATCTGCCATACTATTATTTATACCCTTTTTTTAACCACTTTTTAAGTAGTTGTGTTTGATTCCCAATACTGGTATCGCCATGTACATTCGAAAGTTTCTAATGCAGTTGCAGGATCATAGTTTAAATCTATTGTTCCTAAACTTACAGGAAACATACCTCTGAAAGTATATGACTTGATTGTATTACCATTTCTGTCTAAATGATCTACAAACGCATCGACTTGATAGTCAACTGGGTTTACTAGACCTTCGTTATCAGACATATTGTTAATACCATTCGACCATCTCTCAATCGCATTACGGATTAAGAAATCAGTATCGTTAATAATCGTTGTACTCCACTGTTCGAACTCTCTATCACCAGCCATGTAGATATTTCTACCTCTGAATGGTACTGTGATTTCTGTTAGAGTTGAAGCAGGAAGTGTTGTAGCACTACATAAGAATGCCATGCTTTCTGTTTCGCCACCTACAGCAGCGAAACCTGGAAAAGGCATAGTCACTTTGAACTGGTTAGCTCTAGCGCCTCCACCTTTTAACTTAGATACAAAATCTGAAATATTTGCCATGATTATGCTCCTGCGACTTCGCTAAATGCAACGCCAGTTCTTGTAGCGACAAAGTTAAGTTTGATAAAGTTGATACTTCTTGCAGGTTTTACAAAAATGTCTGCAACAAATTCGTTTCTATCAATAACTTCTGCTGTGTTATTACTCTCATCAACAACGACTGAGAAGTCGGTGATGCC